GACAGATCAATCCGATGCTTAGGAATGGGCCGGTGGCGAATGCGTCGCTCGGCTCCACTCAAGGCCTCGAAAACATTAGTCTTGAAGCTGACAGCACGCGGGATGTCCCACGTGATGCCCGGCAGGTTGGAAGGGAATATTGCGTCGCTCATGTTCAGTATGCAAAGTTGCGCCGCTGGGTTTTGAGGGCCGAGACAATGTGCTGCCCGTTGTCACGAAACAAGCGGGCAACGCTTTGCGCATCGGTGGCATTGACATGCAGATGCACATCACCACCACCGGCAGCAGCACCGCCCTGCCCTTGGTCGGCCATGCCGCGGATCACGTCCGCATGCTTGGCTGGAAGGATCATTTCGCGGGCGTGCGCCTGGACGATGGGATTCACGTTGCCCGGGATGTCGAAGCCGCCGGCTGCGCTGGCCATCGGTGCAAAGGCCATGGCGGCCGCGAAGGCGGCAGCACCGGCGGCCGGTGCCATGGCCGGGCCCACGATTGGGATCGCGGCCGTGCTGGCAATCGCCGCCGCACCGGCAGTGCCCGCGTAGCCTGATATTTCAGACAGCGCCGTAGTCTTTCCGAACAGTACCTGCGCCATCTTGGTCATGAGCCACTTGGCTGCCATTTGTGCCAGGGCACTCGTGATCGCCTGAGTCATAGATTGCCATAGGCCCTGCATGACGCCCTTCAGCGACAACTGTCCTTGCAGCGCCTGGTTAAACACGTTTTGGAAGCCTGAGCCCATGGCGCTGATCACACCCATGGTGGTCTTTTGCGACTCCAGCACCGACTGCTCGCGGATCTGGCCCATGCGCAACTGGTGCGCCCGCTCCAGCGCTTCCTTTTCCGAATTGAGCTTCTCAATCTCGACTTTGTTCTTGTCTGGGTCAAGCAGCGCGATCTGTTGGCGCTCGGTGATGGCCTCCAGCGCAATCGCGTTGCGGCGGTTTTCAAAGGCCGCCTGGGCTGCCAGCACCTGCGCCTGGTCGAGCAGGCCGAGTTGTGCATTCGTCTGCATGCTCTGTTCTTCCAGTGCAATCGTCTGCAGCCGAAAGTCGCGATCGGCCTGCACACGGCTGGCCTTGATGGTGCGTTCCTGGTCGGCGGCTTGGCGCTGGATCTCCACGATGCGCTTGGCAGACTCTTCGTATTGCTTGGTGCCCGCTTGGTACTTCGCCTGGATCTCCAGCTCGATGCGCATGCGCTCATCCGTATTGTTTTTGAAGGCAGCGGCCTTGGTCTGTAACACGGCAACTTGCTGTTCAAAGTTTGCCTTGAGACCGGTCAACTCAAGCTCGGACGCTTTTCGCGAAATCGCCACACGTTCCCCCTCAGTCAGGTCCTTCCGCTTTAAAAGCTCCTGAAAAAATGCGGTGTTATCTTCTAAACTTCTTTCGCGATATTGGCCTTCCATTGCACCTTGGCGTTCAATTGCAACTTTGGCAAGATCAAGCTGGGCCTCCCATCCAGCAACACGCGAGGGGTCTGCCTTATCAGTCTTTTCCTTTGGCTCTTTGAAGTGGCGAGGGGCTGGTTCGTCTCCATCCTCGTGCACTATCTTGGGGGCCACAATAGGCTTGCCGAAACCATTCCACAGGTCCTTCAAGGACTGCACGTTTTTTCCGGAGTCTTCCAAGTAGGAATTCCAGATGCTTTTGGCGCCTGAAAAATCACCAAGGAGCAACGCCATGCCAGCTGCTGCCACAGCACCAATGCCCTGCCCGACTTGCTTCAGCACCACCCACACCGCTCCAGCCGCAGTGGCAACACCTTCAAGCGCCAAGGCAAAGGTTTCCCCGGCGACTGGGCCTTCCTGACTCATGAACTGCCCCATGCGGGTGAACACCGGCAACAAAGCATTGCCGAACTGAATTTCCAGGCTCTTGCCCACCAGGTTCAGGTCCTTCATCTGCATGCTGTATTGCTTGCTCATGGCCGTGCCTTCGGGGCCCACGATCAAGCCTAGCTGCTTGGCCCGGATCTCGGCATCCTTCATCACCTGGTCGGTCAGCTTCAGGGTGGCGCGGATGTCCGTCCAGCTCTTGCCGTACACCTGCATGCCGGCAATGTTCTGCTCAATCGGGTTGTGGATCGCCAGCAACTTGGCGTTGACCTCGCCCATCACCTCGGTGACCGGGCGATAGGCGCCGCCGGTGTCGCGCACCTTGACGCCCAGCACGTCGAAGGCCTGGCCATTGGTCTGGATGTTCTTGCTCAGCTTCATGGCCGCGTCGGTGACCACGGAAGAATCAATGCCCAAGTGGCTCAACGCCACGTTCAAGACGCTGGCCTGCTCGGTTGTAATTCCGAGCTGCTTGCTCATCTTTCCCGCTTCGCCGTTCCAGTCGTTGGCTTCGCTGATGAATTTCTTCAACGCGCCGCCGCCGGCCAGTACAGCGGTGAAGCCGGCCAGGTACTTGGTGACGGTGGTAAAGGTCTCTCCCAAGCGCTTGAATTCGGAGTCGATCGCCTTGCTGCCGTCGGTGGCGGCCTTCACCGCCGTCTTCATTCCGGCCTCAAATGCCGACGGGTCGGCAGTGATGTCTGTTTTGAATTCTTTACCGTCAGAGCTCATGAACTTCTCCAAAAAACATTTGCTCCAGCGATGCCAGGGCTTCTTCGGGGGTGGTGGCTGTGGCCATGCCTGCAGGGGCCTGCAGGTTTTTGCCCATGCCTGCTATCCACTCGGGGCGATTGGGTGCCGCGTCGCTCGACTCTTCTTCAGCGGCTTCGTCCTGCGGCGCATCCGCTGGCTTGAAGTCGAGGTAGGCGGCGACCAGGTGGTGTACCGGGGGATAGATTCGCCACTCTTCCTCCAGCGCACGCAACACCAGCAGGTCTACATCGTTGCGGACGTAATCCCAGGTCCAACCGGTGTTTGCGCAGATTCGGGCGAAGAGCCGGGACCAGCTGACTGGCTCTTCGCCTGCGCGTTTCCCCGCTCGGCTACCTGCGCCTTGCGACGCACACCGGCCGCATCCAGCAGGCACTGTAAGACGTCGCCGATGTTGGACACGTCCAGCAGTTCGGCAACCTCCTCACGCGTGATGTCGGGATAGTTGCGGCGCAGCGCCATGTGGGTGGCATCGACCACGGTCTTGACGGCCACGGGGTCTATGCTGCTGAGCGTGTGCAACTGATCCAGCCGGTCCTGCAGGGTTTCCAGCGCGCCCAGTGAAAGCGGCGCGATGGTGTAGACCCGGCCGCCCCCGAAGTCGTATTCGACCCCGGGAATCATGAGGCGCGCGCTCATGTCTGGCACCACCAGCCGGCAGAACCTGTGCCGTCGTCCAAGGCGGTAAAGCCGAAGTCAACAATTGCGAAGTCTTCGTTTTTGAACGGCAAGCCCAGCTTGTCGGACTGGCAATTGGTCAACTTCACGGCCAGCTTGCTGCCCTTGGACTCGTTGTACAGGATGACCGAGAAGCTGGGGCTGTAACCCATCAACTGGTTGGTCATCTGCATGACGATGCCGCCAGTGGTTGCGCTGTACTCGCTGCTGATCAACACGGCCTTGCCGGTGTCCGCTGCCGCGAATGTGTAGGCGCCTGCACTGACCGAATATTGGCCGGTGGTGGGTGCGCTGCTTACGCGGGTGAGGTTGTTGCCAGAGGTGTCGCTGACACCCAGATCAGCCTGCCAGGTGCCGCTACCTGGAATGGTCGGGGTCAAGACATATGGCGTGGCTGGAACGGTACCGGCCCAGTCGAGCTGCGGCAGCTTCACGCCCACCGTGGGTGTGACGCCAAAGTGCAGCGCTGCCAATGCCGTGACGTTGATGTCGGCCGTCTTGGCACTGAACACCAGCTTCGCCTTGCCGCGGCCTTGATCAACAGGTAACTGATTTGCGCCATAGAGCGGCTTGATGTCGAATGTGAACTCAGAAGACACGTCCTGCAGAATGCCGAAGCGAAAGGACTGCGGGACCGCCAAGGCATTGCCCAGGGCGTCGGTGCGGCTGGTGGCGATCAATACGCCAACGCCGAATTTCTGTTTTGTGGTCATGATGGAACGTCCTTAAAGTGAGGTTCGGTTACGCGGGTACGTCGGCAGCCTGTGGGGCTACCGGCACAGGGTCAACGCTGTTGGGGTGCGCGAGCACCACATCAGAGTCCAGCTCGATTTCGTCACCAGCGCTTTTGAGGCTGCCGTCGGGCATGCGAAAGCTCGCACCAGGGCGAACGATGTACTTGGCCATGGAAGGCTCCTTACAGTGTGTTTTTGGAGATCAGGTAGCTGAATCGGTACCGGCTGGTTTTGTCCAGCGCGGTGGCATCCGCTTCAACTTCGGTAAAGCTTGCGGCCTCGATGCGAACGCTGTCCACCAAGGCCTGCAGGGCAGCGTCTCCCATCAAGACGCCATGGAACGACGCATGGATCAGCTCCGCGCTGGGTGTCGGCGGGTCGCTGCGCACATGAATGCGCAGTTCAATCTGCAGCGTGTGTTTGTCCATGAGGCTGCTAAATGACTCGATGGCAATCTCACGCGGACTGACATTGACGCATGGCGTTTCGCTGCGACTCTCAGCCTCTGTGCGCTCACGGAATACAGAGCAGCCCATGGGCACATTGGCCTTGAGTAGCGCATCCAGACGGTCCAGCACTTGGGAAAGAACGGTAGCCATCAGGACAGCTTTGTCAGTTTGACGGTGCTGAACACGGCATCTTCCTGCTGTACCAAGTTGGTGCGCAGCTTGTAGGTGCCGTAAGCGCCATTGCGCAAGACCACCACCATCTCGTCGCGCTTGAGCCCCACCCAGGCAGCCGTTTCCAGCGTCAGGGTGTACTCACGACTGATGTGATTGCCGCCGTCAGCGCCCGAATCACCTTCGTCAAACAACACCAGCCCGGCCACCGCTGCAGCCCCTGTGCTGGGGTTCCAGCTCATGGGGTTGCCGAAGTCGGCCAGGAAGGTGAGCGCATCGGATGCGAACATGGTGGCGGACTATCAGGCGATGGGGGGCGTGGCTGCGGCGGCGGTCACACCTTGCGCTTGTGCCAGGGCTGCGACCAAGGTCTGCACCAGGCTTGCTGGATCGCTGCCAGCCAGGGCGGTGACGTTGGCTGCCTTCTCGGCTGCCAGGGCTACATCGCGGTCCTTCTGACCCGCAAATTCGAGCTTGTGCAGATGGTCTGCAGCATCGGCATCATCCAGCGTGACTTCTTCTCCGCCGGTGTACTGACGCTCAGCCTTGTCACCCTTGGGACTGATGACGGTAAGGAACACGATGAATCCATCGCGGACAACATATTTTTTACTGGCCATGAAAGGCTCCTAAAAATGAAAGGGGAATGGGGGGGGTGCCCCTGCGCAGACATGGCGCAGGGGCTGGGGTCACATTGCCGGATTAGGGCGTGAGCGCGTCGGACATCATCGAGAACGATGCGGCATGGCGCACACCGATGTCGATGGACTGCAGGGCGCGCAGCAGCACGCCGCCGCTCTTGTAGGCTTCCGTGGCGTACGGGTTGGGAACGATCTCCAGCACACCCCATTCGCCGATCAGCAACTCACTCCAGGCACCGAAGAAGATCTCGGAGCACACGCCGGAGCTGGTGCCCTTGGTCAGTGTGCTGCGTGCTTGGTTGGAACGGGCAACGGGGTAGCCGTTTATCTCGCCAGGAGTGCCGGACTGTGCGCCCACTGCCGAGCCGGTCCACAGGTATTGGCCGGTGGTGGATTTCAGCTTCTTGGTGCTGCCGATCGTCTTGGCATTGGTCAGGTACGCCAGGTTGGTTTCAGGCGCATTCGCGGAGGTCACCGCTGTTTCCAGATCAATGTAGTTATCGATGCTGACGGCTGCTCCGTTGGTCCCGCCGATGACCGAGCCGATGCCCGACACGTTGGCAATGCCGCGCGGTGTTGCGCCGGTACCGATGCCGGACAAGGCTGCCAGGTCAATGCCCAAGGCCATGGCCGCCAGCATGTCAGCCCGGGCGATCATGTCGATGTCCGGCGTGGCCTGCATCAGCATGTTGCGGGTGATCAGGCTGTAGGTGCCGATGCTCTTCATTGCCAGGCTCACCTTGTCGAATGTCGCTTCAGACTCGGTGGTGTCCACGCCTTCCGCCACCCAGAATGTAGAGGTCTGGCCGGTTTGGCGCGGAATGTCCACATTGCCCACCAGGCCGGACAGCACCGTGGCGCCCAGTTGCATGACGCGGGCCTTGTTGCGCAGCACTTCAATGAAGCTGCCGTCCAGCAGGTTGGTGGCAGCCAATGTGCCGCCGGTGGTGCCAGAACCGGCGGTGCCCACGGTGTAAGCCGTGCGCAGGTTGGTGGGGACGAAGAATGCCTTGGAATCCTTGGGGACGCGGCCGGTGCGCTTGGCGATTTCGTTGGAGCATTCCAGCTCAAACCCAGCACCATCCCATTTTCCGGTCAACGAGGCATTGATCGCTCGGATCATGCTGTAGCGGGATTTTTCCGAAGTGGACAGGTCCGGGTTGTTGGTGTCGCCGAAATCGACGACGGCCTTGCCGGCCTTCTGGGCGCGTTCCAGCACCACGTCGGCAGCGGTCAGGCGGGCCTGATCAATGCTTGCGCCGCGTTGGATCAGACCAGTGCGCAGCTCGGGGCTCAGATCGTACTTTCGGGCCAGCGCATCGATCTCGGTCATGCGGGCGCGTTCGGCTTCTGCGCCGCGCTGCATGGTGGCAGCACCGCCATCGCCGTTGGAGACGTTACCGACTTCCAGATTGGTACCACCGGTACCGGATGGGGCGGCTTCGCCCGTAACCTGCTGCAGCAGGCGTTGCTTACGTTTGTTCATAGATTGCTCCTGGGGTTGATGAACTGGGGGGGTGAGTTGCGCCACAGGCGCGGGAGAGTCGGTTGCTTCTCGTTGGAGTTGCACGCCGTTTGCAACGTCAGCGCTGGCATGGCGGCCAACTCCAACGGTCGGGTCTGCTGGCACGGTGACCAGCGAAATTTCAAGAGGTTCCCAATCGATCGCGGTGATCGTGTCGGCCTCCACGTCTTCCAGCCATTTGTAGACGCGATATGCAAAGCTGACGTTGACCAGAATGTCGTCTTCCACCTGGCCCATGGCCCAGGCGCCGCGCTCATCCTTGCCAAAGCGCACATTGGCCCGGCCAACGCCGTCCGTGTTGCATTCGATGGACTCGACGACACCGAGCAAGTCATTCATGGAGTGGTTGAACAGCATGGGCATGGTCTGCTGCCGCTGACCCTGGCGCATCGCACCAGGTGCGTGGCTCAGAATCTCGGTGCCGTACCACATACTGACCGGCTCTTCAGAGCTGAAGGCCAGCGAGGTGGTGCGGGTGACGCTGTCGATCTTGGCTGCGCGCTGGCCATCAGCGCCGGGCAGCGCGCGCATGGATACCGTGCGGATCTGCGGCACCAGGGTGTCGGGAAGTTTTTTGGCCATGGAGTGCCTTTCAGGTAAAGGGGAAAAGATGCTTACTTGCTGTCGTCACCTGCGGCATCGCCGTCGGCTTCAGGATCTGCAGGCGCTGCGGGATCGCCACCTGCAGCGGGCGGCTGGGCGCCGTCGTCGGCTGGCACTGGCGCCGGCTGACCTTGGCCCTTGTCGTTGACCTGGGCCGGGTCGGTATCGAACACCAAGCCCATGTCGGCGGCCATGTCGATCTCTTCTTCGCGGCGCTTGAAGGTGTCTTCCACATCGCTGTCCGGTGATGTCTGCGCGATCACATCGCCCACCGTCATGAATCCAGCACGCACCGCCATCTTGTAGGCTGCGACCTCCTTGGCCGGATCGATCCAGCTCCAGCCGCGCGGCTTGTAACGCACTGCCTGGTACTTGGCCGAGTTGCTGAAGTAGTCCGTGCCGACCTTGACTGCGCCCACCAAGACCGCGGCGTCCAGAAACTCTTTGTGGATGTCGTCGCGCAGATTGCGGCACAGGAAACCCTGCACCATGCGGTACAGGTCCCGGTCATCGAGCAGGCCCATGCGGCTGCCGCTGTAGTTGCTCTGGCTGTAGTCCCGGCTCAAGCTCTCGTAGCTGACGCCCACACCGACTGCCATCTTGCGCAGCATGTAGCGCAGGAATGGGTCCACTGCCGGGTTGGGAGTGCCGGGCGCAAAGCTCGCTACATCTTCACCGGGCAGCAGGGTCTGCCAGGTGCCCGGCTCGGTATCGATCAGATTGCGGCCAGCTTTCTGGCCGTCGGGGGTCAGCGGCTCGGGGCTGCGGATAAAGCCCACGATGTTGGCACTGGCTCGGGCCTTGACGATCTCGGCATCCTCGTAACCGCCCACGTTGTGCAGGGTCTTGAGCGCCGCATGAAACCAGGGCTCGCCGCGCGACTGGGGCCAGCGCTCCACGATATACAGGTGGATGATGTCTTCGGCGGGCACTCGCACAAAGCGCGAGGGCTCGAAGCTGGTGAACTGGTAGTCGCCCGGGTGCTTGGGGGAGAACCAGTAGGCCACCGGGCGGTGCCACTCGTCGATCTCCACGCCCATGCGGATGGCGTTGCCGTTCGGAGCCCGCGCCGTCTGCCAGTTGTCCAGCAGCTGATCGGCCTCCATCACCTCCAGGGCCAGCGGGATAGTGCCGCCGCCGAAGGGTTTGCGGATCTTGCGCACGATCGCTTCGCCTGCGGTCACCAGCTGCACCATGCACAGCCGTTCGATCTCGGCAAAGCTCAGCAGGCCTGCGACATGGCTGGTGCCCTTCTTGGCCCACTGTGCCCATGCAGCTTCGATGCTGTCGTTGATCTTGCCCTGCAGCTTGCCGCCGGCACTCATCACCTGGGCCTGCAGGCCGATACCGTTGCCCACCACGTTGTTGACGATCACGCGCACTGCATGCTTGGCGTATTCGTTGTCTCGCACCAGCTGGCGGCTGCGGGCCCGCAGGATGCGCAGGCTGGTCAGGATCTCGCTGTCGGCACTGGTGTTCATGGCCGACCAGTCGCCCGTCAGGCGGTTGACTGCTGCGCCAGCATAGGAGCGCTCTTGTGTCGCCAGGCGCTCGCGCTGGATGGCAGCGCCACGCGCGGCGGAGCGCTCGGCGTTCCAGGCGGTCAGCACCTGGCTGCGCTTTACGGACAGGTCGGGCACCACGGTGCCAGTGGGCAGCGCGACGCGCGCAGCTGTCTCCCATTTGCTGGTGGTGTTCATTGGACCCTTTGGAAGTTCGTGTAGAGGTTGCGGGGGTTGCCTTGCCCGTTGGCGATGGACTGGGCCGACTGCTCGCCCAGCACCCGGGACTTCCAGAAGGCATGCAGGGTCATCAGCTCGCCGATGGTCTGGAACTCCATGGTGCGACCGGCAATTTCATATTTCTTGACCTTGCCGCCGGTGCTGTTGAAGGTGCCCATGGCAGCCTCGCACGCGGCCAGCGCAATCTGCGCAACGCTGCGCGGGTCGAACCCGGTAGACAGCTGCGTGATGTCCGGTGTCATCACCAGCTGGCCGGTGCCGACCGTGATGCGCTCCAGGCCATTCGTGAGGATGGCGGTCCAGGCATAGGTGCCAGCCACAAGGGCGGTACTGGCCGCGGCTGTCAGCGTAGTGGTCCAGCGCATTCCGGCGGCTGTGGCCACCAGGTTCAGCACGGCAGGGCCCCGAACGTAGTAGGTCAGCGTCCAGCTGCTGGCATCGGCCGTGCGACCGTCTGGCAGGGTGACAGGGTCATCCAGCCAGGTGGCGCTGTCACCACTGGGTAGGGTTGCAAAGATGTTCATGGGTTACCAGTTGTTTGCGCTCCAGCCACTGCGGCGGGGCTGCGGCTGTTGTTGCTTCACGATGGGTCGGGCGGGTCGTACAGGCGTTTGCACAACGGCTTCGGGCTCACCAGGCCCCGGGTTATCCGTTCCCTCTTTCGGGCTGTCGCCAGCCCCGGCTTCGCTGAGGGGTATTTCTTCAGTGACTTGCTTCGCCGAGCTGGGCAGCTGCGCACGCTGGATGGCATCGCCAAACAGTGCCGGCTGGTTAATGGCTTCCTCCTCCACCTCCCAGCGCTCAGTCCGCCACAGATTGATCTTCAGACTGCGGGCAGCGTGCAGCGCATAGACCTCGCAGTCCAGCGCCTCATTGCGCCGGCCCGATTTGCATTGCCACACCAAGCGACCGCGCACGCTCTTGTGCGGAACCTTGACCTCGGCCGTGACCTGGTCGTAATAGTCGGGGCGCACTGTGCGCATCCAGTGCATGCGGCCAGGGCCATTGCCATCCAGCTTGATGCGGCCACCCTGCGCATCCACGCCCAGGATCAGATCCTTTGCGACTTGCGTGCCCACCATGTACGGGCGGATGCCCGAGGGGTGCGGTTTGTGGCGGCCATTGGTGTCAATGCTGATCTTCGGCGCGCTGAAGACATCCTTGCCGACGTCCGTAGATCTGCCCTTGATCGCCATGAACTGGCGGTTCAGACGGCGGCGCACATAGCTGTAGACCGCGTCCTGCGTCTGACCGTCCGAGCTGTCGATGCTGACCGCGCGAATGCGCAACATGGCGCCGCTCGCATGCGGGAAGCCACCGGCCAGCAGCTGGTCCAGATCCCACCAGGCGCCCGACTGCTGCTCATTCAGCGCGCCGTCGTCGTCCCAGTGAACCATCATCGTGCGGCCGGGGATCTCACCCCACCACACCAGCCAACTTTCTTCTCCACGGCCCCATGCCCTGATCACAATGGCCAGGCGGTCGTGCTGCACGTCCACGCCGGCCGTTAGAACGACTCCACCCCATGGCACGGTTAGCTCCGCATATTCCTTGGCACGGGCCCGCAGCTTGTCGGCATCCGGCACCGTGCTCTGGTACGCATAAGCCAGGCCCTCGGTGTTGTTGCGGAAGCTGCGCAGCTTCGTGTCGTCACCCTGCGCCATTGCATGCTGGGCGGTCAGGTGCTTCTCCACCAGGCGGGCCAGCAGCGAGCCGGGGAACGGGCTGTACAGCTCATTGATGTAGAACCCTGCAATGCCGTGGAACGCGGCCGAGGCCTTCCATACCCCCAGGCGCACAGCACGGGTCTTCTCGGCATCGGTCCAGAGGCTGCCGCAATGGGGGCAGCAGTACCGGGCCGACTCCGGCACCGAGTCGCCAAACACCTCATGCGACTGAGCGGCGTCGTGCGTCCAGCGCACGTTCTCCCAGGACAGCACCTGCAGCTCGTTGCATGATGGGCAAGGCACCCAGAACTGGCGCTGGTCACTGCTCTTGTAGGCCGCGTCGATCCGGCTGAAGCCTTCGATCGTGGGCGTGCCGCCGAAGATCACTTTGCGCCTGGTGTATGACTTGGTCCGCTCCTCCAGGAGCGTGATCGTGTCGCCCTGGTCCTTCACGTTCGTGTTGCAATCGTCCGGCTCTTCGATGGCCACCACAGGAGCGGGTGTGGATTTCACTGAGCTGGGGCTGTTGGAGCCCACCAGCTTGAGGAAGCCGCCGGGAAAGCTCTTGAAGTCCCAGCGGTTGTCGCGGTCACGCACTTTATGGATGGGGATGCGCGTCGCCAGCCGGGGCGTGACCTCCACCATTGGGGTCAACTTCTCGTCATTGAACTGCTTGGCCGCCTCGGTCTTGGCGAACATGATGATCATCGGCACGGGGTCGATGTCAACGCGCCGCCCGATGTAGTTCAGCAACACGCCGTCGGTCCAGGCTACCTGCGCCGACTTGCGGCAGATCACCTTGAAAACTTTGGGATCGTCCAGCGCCTCGTGGATGCCGGCCACCCATGGGGTGATGTTGGGGTTATAAATTCCCGGCTTAGCCGAGGCCTTGCTCGACATCCGCCTGTGCTGCTTGGCCCAGTCCGTGGTCGACAGCTTCTCTTGCGGGGCGAGCACCTTCACCAACCGGCGCACCAGGGCCGCGCAGCTCGGGGTCGTATCGAGCAAGTTGGGATAGGGTGTCACGAATATGTTCTTCCACCAGTGCGGCGTCCAGATCGATGCCATACAAGGCGTCGATCTCGGTTTTGAGTTTGTCGCCCAGGCTTGTCAGCTCGGTGCGGAAGGCGCCCACCATCTGCTGCAGCATGGGCTCCAGCTGGGCCAGGCTCACCACCTGGCCTTTCTTCTCGGCCAGCATGAAGAGCTTGAGCTCACGATCCACGCGCTCGGTCTGGGCGCGCTCGCGGGTCAGGTCCATCTCGCCATCGTTGGAGACATGGCCGGCAGCAGCGCCCCGCAGCTTGCGGATGTACGCGACGGTGATGTCGTCCAGGCTGGTGGTCTTCCAGGCAATGCCCAGCTCGGCCATGTGTTGGCTGACCGCCTGTTGCGACAGGTCGAGGCGTTTGGCGATGTCTTTTTGTGTCGGCATGGAGGCTTGGACCCTACGTTTACAACCCCCTTGCCTTTTCGAAAACTAGGCGAATTTCGGGGTCATGGACTGCGCGTTTCCCACGGCCCAGAAGGACCCTGGATTTTTCAGCGGCTTAGGTACTCGATCTCATGTGTGAGCCGGTCCATGAAGGTGGACCTGATCATCTGCTCCATGATCTCTTGTATGCGGTCGGTGGAGTACGAACCACCAACGCTTGGGCCATACAGCTTGCGGATGGGGAAGTCATGCCAGCCACCGCGCCCGCCCTTCTTGTACTGCTTGGCATGGCGCACGACCGTCTTGCCTGCTGCCTTGTCTTCCACATACACACCTTGGCTACCGTTACGCAGCTGGCCTATGAATGCGCCCTTGATCAGCTTCTTTGCACCATGCACCTTGACGGTCACGCCTGCCTTGGACTCGCGAGGGCTGAAGAGCATCAGGCTCTTGACCTTGCGCTTGACCTTGATGCTGGCCACCAGACTGCCACTGCTTGCCTTAAACAAGCTCATGGCCGCTTTAATCTCTGCTGCCGTGTAGTTGTAGCCCTCATCCCGTATGCTCCTGGAGGCTTCAGTGCGTGCCATCTCAGCGGTGCGGTTCAGTGCGCGGGGTATGGCCTTATCGACCACATCACGCTTGTAGCTGTCCATGCGGGCCAGCACATCGGCAATGTTTGATTTGACCGAGATAGTCATTGTGGTGACCCAAAAAAGCGGCCTCAGCAGGTGGTGTGGGGGGACTGCTGAGGCCGGACCGGAGTGTCATCAAACCACTGTTTCATCACCTGTCGTAGTGATTCCACAGCATGCCTGAATTTACCGGAAACGTTTTACTAGGCGAAACTCATTTCAGTGCTTTTTCATCGCGCCGCGTATAGGCCACCTGTAGGCTGTGCAGCCTTGCATAAAGGGTACGCGTGGACATCTTCAGGATGCGCGAATGCTCCACCGCCGTGTGCGGCGTGCAGTAGACCTCGAACATGATGGCCTGCTCCTGGACATCCAGGCTGCGCACCCAATCGTCGCAGCGGCTGTCCTCCAGGCTCTTGATGGGCACGAACGAGGTTCGCACATTGCTGCGGCCCACAGCACCCCATGAGGCGCACAGGCCAGCGCTACCCAGGCCGCGCCCCATTTGCAGCCAAGTGCCCCACGCATGGAAGCGGCGATCGACCCAGTGAATCATGCCTTTGACTCCAGTAGCGGAAAAATGCAGGCGTATGCACAACCGAAAGACACCATCGCCCATGCAACATCGCGCTGGACGTCGACCAGGTTGAAGGGAGTTCCCATCACATGACCGGCCTCCATGGCCCAGAAGCAATTGGGCTCACCTGCCAAACCCCTGCGCACCAGGTGATAGGCCTGATTGCCGATCAGATC